AGAAAACTTTATGACAATGCTAGAGGAAGAAGATAAGTTGCCTTCAAAAGTTCATCCATTCTTGGGAAGTCAATCTGGTGTGGATTTACCTGAATTGTTTAATCTAAAAAACAAGTTCTTGGAGAATCAAAGGGATTTCTTAGGATATATTCAACATAGACATATACATAATTTTAGTAAACATACATCCAATGTTGCAACACAGCTACTTCATTTCAGTGAGTTTGAGATTACGGATAATACTTTCTATATATTTAATTCTGGTTGCTCTAATATATTACACATTGTACAAGGTGGATCTCAGAAAAGAGGCGCGGATATAGGACAAGCATTTTTTTCTATTTTTTTAACAAACAATAAGAATTGGGCTAATAAAGTATATGGTAATTGTAAGATTAAGGAGATAATTATAGGAGACAAACGCAAATATATATGTGTAACACCATGGGTTAGACTTTCATCAGAAAGACTTAACTTTATGAAGGATCAGTATTATTCCACACTTTCTACAGCTTATGATACTTGGGCTAGAAACAAAGAAGCAGTGTATGACAAGACATTTTTAAGACATTTGTACACATTTAGAGTTTGTGTAGCAAATTGTCCTTCACAGAAAGTTGCAGAATTATTGATGGATACAAGATATATTTTTATGTCTGCTTTGAGTACATTTTCCAATGTTGAGAAACTCATATTAGATAAATTTTCACCTCCATATAAAAATAGTATGGAGCAATATATAGTAAGGCAATTAAGAAAAAAATCATCTCAAATCTTTAAATATCTTGAAAAAAATCCTCCAATGCCAAATAAACCAAGTTTTAGTGGGAGGCAAAGAATGTCTAATACATTAGGTGGTGTTATTAGGATGCCGTCTTTATGGTCTGATTATTTATTAAAAGATATTCAATCAATTTTTGACGATATATTTGTTTATGTTCATACATCTAAAGAACCTTCATCTGAATACCATGAGCAAATTAAGGCTATGAACACTATTATAAAATACCAGACAGAATTTGATATGCTTTCTGATGATATGAAAATAGGTATAGGTGACTTTGAAGTCTTTAAAAGATGGATCTTGAGTGAAAAGCAAGTTGGTTGTCATTCAGCAACAGTTTTTCATGCTTCCAAGCTGTTTTCTAAAAAGTATGAGGGGTTGTATAAGGGATTTGAATTTATAGATAGTTGCCTAAAGGAGCCTATAAGTCAAATTGTGTCGACCAAATCTTGTATACCTGAGTATGAAAGAACTATTAGTAAACAAGAAGTGTCAAAAAAAACATTGAACAATATATTTAAGAACATTGGAACATTGTTTGCTGAAAAAGAAAAAAGAATGGTTGAGGAAAGTAATAAATCAGGAACAGATGGAGAAACACAGCCTGATGATGGGATAGTATATATAACTAAACCTGAAATTCTTAGTTTCTTTTATAAATTAGATGTTAATGTGGAAGAAGATGCTGAAATTGCTATAACAAATTCTAATAGAGTAAAGGTCCATGATGCGTTATTAGATTGGATAAAGAGGTTTGGGAAGCAAAAAAATTACACAATTGATATAGCAACTTGGAACTTAAAACACAATAATGGTAAGGTTTTAACAGATACCTGTATCAAGGCACAGTATGGGTCCAAACGGGAATTTTATGTAATAAATCTAGGAGCAAAGGCAATGGCTAGAATTACTGAAAATTCCTACAAGGTTCTAGCTAAGCACTGCAGTAATGAAATGATTAGCATTGCTGGAGACAGGAAGTTAGAGCATATACAAAACTCAGTAAATGATGCAATATTGTCATCAGAAAGACGACAAGATCAATTATTTTATGTCAATGGTGATTGTACGAAGTGGTCTGCATGTGAGACAATGGCTAGTTTTGTGGCTATGAATAGTGGCTTAAAGGATGTATTTGGTGAGACTATGACAAACTATAATAATGCAACATTTGCATGTTGGGCAAATAAGCAGATACAGATACCCCAAAATATATTGCAAAATTTAAGATTTTCTAGTGAAAGCACATCCTACATAAATGAGAGCACAACCATGAATAGCACTCAAAACTTCTTACAAGGCATGTTTAATTATTCATCATCT